CGGTTCGAATCTATGCAGCCAGCAATGATTTTCTAGTGCAAATTGACGATATGGCTGGCACGGCTGGTCTAATAATCAAATCCGACACACAAGCAAATGGCACTTTTGATACCACATGGGATTCGACAGATTATCAACTAGAACCCTTGAACCAAATTGCTGATGGTCTGACTAACTATCCTTACACAACGATTCGAGCCGTAGGCGATTATTTCTGGCCAATGTCGAACGGTGAAGCATTGGTGCAGGTCACATCAAATCAATGGGGTTGGCCGGCGATACCAGACCCAATCGAACAAGCGTGTGTGATTCAATCACTTCGAATCTTCAAACGGCTTGACTCGCCGTTAGGTGTCTTGGGCTTCGGTGACTTAGGCGTGGTTCGTGTAGGCCGTTCACTTGACCCAGACGTGGCGCAGATGATTGACCCATATCGCAGAATGCGTGGCATCTACTAGTGGCATCAATCAGCCAACTGCGCACCGGCATTGCCACCAGACTGGCGACAATCTCTGGTCTGCGAAACGCCGCAACCATGCCGGCGCAACCAAACCCACCAATCGCGATAGTCATTCCACAGCGTGTGTCTTATGACACGGCATTCTCGCGTGGGGTGCTGACCTACACGTTCACGGTGCAAGTCATTGTGGGGCAGGTGAGTGAACGCATCTCTCAGTCACTTCTTGACGGTTTTGCATCTTCTAGTGGTGCTAGTAGCATCAAAGTAGCCATCGAAGGTGACAAAACTTTGGGTGGTGTCGCCAGCGACGTTCGAGTGAGTGAGATGACTGCTTACCAGTCGATTGTGGTTGGCGAGATTACCTACATGGGTGCAGAGTTTGAAGTCTCTGTGCTGGCAGATTAGGAGCAAAAAAAATGGCAGTATTCGCAGCAACAGATTACAAAGTCACCGTGAACGGCAATAATCTCTCTGACCGTTTGCAATCAGTCGAACTTTCGCTGGAAAGCGACGATTTAGAGACCACTGCTTTCGGTGACACTTTCAGAACCAGAGTCGGTGGATTGAAGACGGGCACAATCACCCTGACCTTCTTCCAAGACTTCGCAGCAGGTGAAGTGGACGCGACTCTGTTTCCACTTTACAACACCATCGCGACTGTGGTGGTAGTGCCGACCAGCAGCTCAGTTTCGGCAACGAACCCGAGTTACACCACGAATTGCTTGGTGAACCAATACCAGCCGTTTGCATCGTCCGTCGGCGACATCGCGACCATTTCCGTATCGTGGCCGACCACAGGTACTGTGAGCAGGGGCACGGCATAACGTGAAACTAAACCTGCGCGTCACTTACGAGAGTGGCAAGACCGTTAATGAAGTTGCGTCTGCGGCTGACTTTGTGGCCTTCGAGTCACAATTCAGCCGCAGCGTGGCTAAGTTTGAGACCGAACTTCGGTATACCGACATTTGTTGGCTGGCATGGCACTCACTCAAAAGAAAGAATCAAACTAAAAAGATGTTCGACGAATGGATTACCGACGTTGATTCAGTCGATTTGGGAAGCGAGACTAATGAGATAGTCCCTTTGGAGAGTCAAGCGCAAGCTGGACAATCGCAGCCCTAGCATGTGAGACAGGCATCGCGCCATCGGCATTGATGCTCGAAAGTGACCGTATGATTTTCACAATGTTGCGCTATCTGCGCTGGAAGGCGACAGAAATGAACAAACCGAGAAGGTGAAACATGGCGCGTGGTGCGGTACAGATTGAAGGCTTAGACCAACTCACACGCTCATTCAGTCGATTCCCCAAAGACGTCAGACAGAACATCAACAATGCCAGCCGCACTTTGGCCAAAGAAATTGCAGACCAATCTCGAAGTGCTGCCGCTGGGCAAGGCAAACAGGCATCATTGGCAGCACAGGGCATCGTGACTGCGGCAGGTCGTGTGCCGACAATCAAACTAGGCGGCACGCAGACACTTCGCACCAGCCGAAGTGGTCGAAGGGTCACACGCAGTGATTTGATTTTTGGTGCTGAGTTTGGTTCGACTGCCTATCCACAGTTTCCGCCACGCTCACCCAGAGCCGGACGTGGAAACGCTGGATATTTTTTCTTTCCAACCGTAAAAAGAATGGGCGGCGATATTTACAGACGTTATCTCGATGCCGTCGGCGATGCTTTGAAGAAGGCTTCATCTAATGGCTAACGAACGTCAAATCACAGTCAAGATTCTTGGCGATTCATCATCTGCTGAGCGTGCTTTCCAAGTAGTAAATAAACAATCGCAGTCACTCGGTCAGAAGATGACCAAGTTTGGTGGAACGCTTACCAAGAATCTGACTTTGCCGATTCTGGCTGGTAGTGCGGCACTTCTGGGATTCGCTAAGGGCGCAGAAGACGCTGAAATTGCGAATCGCAAACTAGACGCAGTTTTGACCGAAATGGGTTTCGGTGATGCCACGAAGCGTGTCTCAAATTATGCCGAAGAGCTTGAACGAACCATCGCAATCGATGCTGACGTCATCAAGGCAACACAAACCAAACTGGCGACATTCAAAGAATTGACCGCAAGTGTGGGTGAAGCAGGTGGTGCTTTCGACAGGGCAACAATGGCAGCACTCAACATGGCTGCTGCCGGATTCGGTGAAGCCACAAGTAATGCCGTGCAATTAGGTAAGGCATTGAATGACCCAATCAAAGGCATCACAGCATTGAGCCGTGCTGGAATCACATTCACCGAGACTGAAAAAGAGAAAATCAAAGCATTGGTGGAATCTGGCAATCTACTCGCCGCACAAGACATGGTGCTTTCTGCAATTGAAGGTCAGTTGGGTGACACTGCCGCTGCAAGTGCGTCCAGTTTTCAGCGAATCAAACTCTCACTGATGCAGGTGGCCGACTCAATCGGCATGGCCGTCTTGCCATTGTTGGACTCATTCGCAAGATTCGTGAGCGAAACGCTAGTGCCGCAAGTCATTCCATTCATCGAACGAATCACTGAATCATTCAAGAATCTCGACCCCGGAATCAAGACAGCGATTCTTGCCGTCACCGCATTCGCTGCTGCAATCGGGCCGGTGCTTCTGATAGTCGGCAAACTCATCGGCATATTCATCGCCATCAAGACAGGCATCGTCGGCATGGCGGCAGCATTCACAGCCCTTACCGGGCCAGTCGGAATCACCATCGCAGCATTGGCGGCATTGACTGCTGGTGTGATTTTTCTTTACAAAAATAATGAAGATTTTCGTCAGTTGGTGCAGCGAATCTGGCCGTTGATTAGCAACGCCATCGGCACGTCTTTGACGATGGTCAAAAAGTTCATTGACGATAACAGACCAGCATTGGCAGCACTAGCAGATGCATTCATGCGCTTTGCCAGCATGGTCTCGCAAATACTGACGCCAGTCTTGGTTTTCTTGATTCAAAATGGCTTGCAGGTGCTAATCAATGTATTGCGTGGAGTCATTCTGGTAATGCAGTTTTTGATTGACGTCACAACTAGGGTTATAGAGATATTCAGACAGACGTCGGACGCCACCAGAAGATTCACCGCTGATTTGGTCAGCGGATTCTCACAGGCCATGAGCATCGTCAGGGGATTCACCAGCACGGTCTCAGGCGCATTCTCGAACGCAAGCAATCTGCTGTTCAATACTGGGCGCGATATTGTCATGGGTCTCTGGCGCGGAATGCAGAGTTTGACCAGTTACATATCGACGGAAGTTTCGCGTTGGGTCAATAACGTGATACCTGCCCCGATTCGAAGGATTCTGAAAATCAGCTCACCGTCGCGTGTGTTTGAAGACATCGGTGAGAGTCTGGTCGATGGTCTGGTTTTGGGTCTTGATGACAATGCCACCAGAGCCGTCGATTCCGTTTCTGCCATAGCCAATACGATTCAAGCAGAGTCAAGTTTTCAGTTTGAGCAGGCAGGGTTCGACATGGCGCGTTCGTTTGCTGAATCTTTCATCGATGCTCTAAGCCCCGGCGGCTTTCTATTCGATGGAATCATGAGCGTCATCGACTCGCTGGCAGACGCACTAAATCGAAGCATCAGTCTTTCTGGAATCAATGTCGGCGGCGGCGGCGGCGGTGGTGGTGGTGGTGGTGGTGGCGGCGGCGCACCAATGCTGGGGTTCACAGATGTAAATCGATTCGGCGGCGGTGCTGCTCAAAATAGAGTCGTAGCCGAAGCATCGACACCAGAAGGCGCAGCAGCTCTGGCGGAAGTTGCTGCGAAGTTTGCTGAGATTGATTATTCATTCTTAGGTGTCAGACCCGGCATGCCACTTTTCGCAAAGGGTGGAATCGTCAAATCAGCTACATTGGGAATCGTCGGTGAAGCCGGCCCTGAAGCGATAATTCCACTCAATCGCGCAAATGGATTAGGCAACACCTACAACATCACCGTGAACCCCGGACTATCGACCAACGCAGAGACGGGCCGTGCCGTAGTCGAAGCAATCAAGCGATACGAACGCACATCTGGTCAAGTTTTTGCGACTGCCTAATGCCTGCACCTACGACCACAGTCTCAATCGGCTTCGAAGCATCGACTGCATCTTCGTTCACACTCGATGACTCGGTACGTGGTGTTTTAGACAACACCGACTACACACTCAGCGGCATCGTGCCGACTGATGTGACTGACTTCGTTCGTTTCGTATCGGTCAAGCGTGGCAAGTCAAGGATTCTTGACAATAAGTTTCAAGCAGGTGTGGCAACAGTCGAGTTGGACAATCGCACCAGAGACTTTGACCCCACGTTCACCGCTGGTCAATTCTTCGGCGAGATTCTGCCCAGACGTGACGTCACGATTCAAACGGCTGGCTCTGCCGTGTATCAGGGTCAAATCAGCGGCTGGGATTTTTCTTACGTTCAGGGCGGCGATGCAGTCGCAAACATCGACATCGCTGATGCTTTCGCCGTTCTAGCGAATCAGACTCTGGGCACGGCATATGCGCCAGTCTCAGAGTTTGCAGGTGACCGAATCGATGACGTGCTAAGCAGGCCAGAAGTCGCATGGGCTGGTGGCAGGTCAATTGAGACTGGTCTATCCGTATTGCAGGCAGACACCATCGAGCAAGACCAGAACGTGCTGAGCTACTTGCAACTAATCGAGCAAGGTGAACCCGGTGCGCTATTCGTGACCAAAGACGGTTCAATCGCATTTCAACAGCGCAATAAGACCCCGACCCAATTCACCACATTTTCACTCGGTGACGATGGGGCAGCCGCATCGATTCCCTACACACGCATTGAGACGGACTTCACCGACGAATTGGTGTTCAACCGTATCGCTGTGACTAGAAAGAATGGCAGTGAGCAAATCGCCGAAGACGAAACTTCACAGGCGACCTATGGAGTGTCTACATTGACTGTGGCTAACTTGCTGTTATCCACAGACGCCCAGTCACTAAATCTGGCGAATCTGCTTCTGGGTCTTTTCAAAGACGCACAGTTGCGGTTCAAGTCTGTGGAAATCGCCCTACATTCTCTGGATAACTTGAAGCAGTCACAGGTTCTAGGGCTAGAACTAAATGACGTGGTGCAGATAAAGTATCTTCCGGGCAGAAACTTCAATGCCCTAGGGTCACAAATCGCGAAGTTTGGATTCATCGAAGGCATCAGCCACGACATCACGCCAGCCAGGCATTTCGTGACCCTGCAACTCGCATCGACTGACACGGCTCTGCTGGTGCTTGACGATTCTCTGTTCGGCATTCTCGACCAAAACCTGCTCGGTTTCTAAGTAATATACGCATTATGAGATTGGGGCAAAATGGCTAAGCAGGCGTTCACCGCTGGCAGCGTGTTGCAGGCATCGCAATTGAACGCGATGCAGACCAATGTGCCGGGTCAGGATTACAACGCAAAGACGGCCAACTACACGCTGATTTTAGGCGATGCTGGTCGAACGGTAACCATGAATGGGTCATCTTTGACTTTGACCGTGCCACCAGCTTCATCGGTAGCATTCACCACAGGCGACACCATCAGAGTCTTGAATCTGGCTGCGACTGCCGTGACGGTGGTTGCTGGGGCAGGTGTCACCGTGAACGCTGCTGCTGGACTTACAATCGCGCAGTATCAGGTCGGCGAATTGGTGCTGACCGCAACCGCAAACAGTTGGATTCTGCTTGAATCTGCTGGGGCGGCTGCAAGTGGTGGGCTAGAGCCAGCATCGCCACTTCTATTGATGGGGGGCTAAATGGCGACAGCGACTTATTCACTACTTGGAACGGCAACGCCTTCAAGCGCGGCGGTTGCACTTTACACGTGCGGCACTGCCAACACTGGTGGGGCCGTGCTTTCGACTATCGCAATTGCAAACACCACTGGCAGTGCTGGGTCGTATCGAATCTTCGTTCAGAATGAAGGGGCTACCGCAGTGCAGGGCAACGCCATCGCTTTTGACGTCGCAATCGCAGCCAATGACACGGTGGCTCTCACCTTGGGGGTCACACTCGATGCCGCCGATGTGATTAGTGTTTCATCAAC